CGTCATATAAGTCCTTGAAAGCTTCCGCGAAGGCGTCGTCGTCGATCGAGCCTCTAATCTTCTCGATCAATTCAGTATCGAATTTTCCAAGATCGAGAAGGTTGATTGCTTCTTCTAACTGTTTCTCGGTGGCGTCGGGGTTGAAGATGGTGGCCCACGCTGTCTCCCATCCAGCCACGCCTTTGGTTTTCAGCCTGCTTTCCAGTCCGAATATGCTAGCTTCAAGACCGACGCCACCCTCATCGATAAAGCCTTCGTATTCTGCGAAGTAGTCCGCAAGATGTTGCGGCGAGCCCCAAATCTCATATGGGCTGATTTCAGGAGTGGCGGTGAGCCGACGCTTAAATGCTTCAGCTCTGAAGTACTCCTCGTCCATTGCCCCTTCGGTCCCTCGTTGTGCCCCTGACGATTGCCATGTGGGGCCCCCTGATTTTGCGTAGTACGCCGCCATCATGTCGTGCCAGTCGGCGGTGTCGGCGGCAGGAATATCGAGCCCTGCTTCTTCGAATAACTCCATTGGAGTTTTTTCGCCTTTTAAGCTCATAATTTCAGCGATTCTCGTACCATTTGCATATAGGCCGTATATGGACTCAGACCCGGCCTCGTCCCATCGGTACTCATACTTGACCCCACCCGATTCAAAGGCCGCGCCCCCCTTCTCGGATGCGTTACGATCAATTCCGGTTAGTCTGAATGAGTTGAGATACTGAAGTTCGGCTTCGGTCTGTGGTTGTCCAGTTCGGAGCGCATCGTTTAACCCCTTGACAAAAGCATCTCCGACCGTCTCACCCGCGCTCTTGCCGTCAACCTCTTCTAGATTCTTTTCGATCTCACCGGGGAGGTCCTCGGTACCATCACCCACGCCAGCGGTATAGTCTTCTCCTGCATCTTCACCGGCTTCTTCTGCACCAATGCCGATTGCATCCCAAGCAGTCAGGCCCGCGCCGACGAGATCGCCGACGAGGCCACCTTTGGCAGCCGCCCCGGTAAGTAAATCTCCTCCACTTGGGATTAGATCTGAGAAATCGAAACCTGATATCTTCTCGATCCAGCCGACCAGACTCTCAAATTTCAGCCAGACGTAATCCACTGCCGGCTGTAGCCCAGTCTCGATCTCAGTGACGAAATCCCCTACTTTGGTTTTGATCTCATCCCATTTTGCTTTCCCGTCGTCGATACCTTGATGGAATCCATCCTTGAATGAATCCCAGGATTCTGTCAAGCTTTGGAAAGTATCTGATTCTTTGAAAGCGTTGATAAACTCAGTCGCGAAATCTTTGGCTTGTTGGAGCTTTTCAACGACTTCAACCACGCCATCCGCCATCGTTTCAAATGCGACGCCAATAATTGAAGACTGTAGATCGCCGACGAGATCGATAATCTCAGAGATGCATTCTACTAAGATTGCCGCCGGGGCTGTAGCAACATCAAACATATCACTGAGGAGATTGCCCCCCGCCATCTCGTTTATCGCATCAAACGCCGCCGCGAGAGGTGCGATGACGGCGTCCGATATTTTCGACATACCAGATGAGATTGATCCGACCAACCCGGAAAGTGCAGATCCGAGGTCGGACCCTTTTAACATCCCTACTACCGCTTTTCCAAAGTTGGTGGCAGCGGTGACGCCACTGGCGAGCCCACCCGCCAATTTTGTGAGGATGGGTAGAAATGCCGTACCGATTGATAGTTTTGCTTCTGCGACGGCAGACCCCACCATCTTCATAGCACCTTGGAAGGTAGCGGTTTGGGTGTTGTACATCGACTGTGCTTTGCTGGTATTTGTGATCTGGGCAGTGTACGTCTTCAGATCTCCAGCGCCACCCACAATAACCGTCCCGGCCCCGGCCATTTCCCTACCGAATATTTTGGTTGCCTGGCCTGCCGTCATCTCGTGTTCATTCAGTGTCGCCAAAACTTCGTCTAGAGTGTGGGTCTCCAAACTCACGTCTTCTGCCGTTAGCCCCATCTCACCTAGTGCGATTGTCGCTTCTTTTGCAGGGCTAAGTAGCGACGCAATCATGCTTTTGAGAGCGGTTCCGCCCTCGGCACCCTTGATGTTCGCGTCCGCCAGGACCATCAAGGCAGCGGACGACATCTCGAAAGACACGCCAGCAGCGTTAGCGAACGCTCCCGCGTTTTTCATACCCTCGCCGAGCTGGTTGATGGTCGTGTTAGACCCACTTGCAGCGGCAGCCATGACGTTTGCCACCCGCCCCGACTCCTCTGCACCCATGTTGAATTGGGCTAGAGTTCCTGTCGTGATCTCAGCGGCGCGCCCCATTTCCATGCTACCCGCGCCCGCAAGGAGAAGAGTGTCTCCAAGAGATGCGATTATCTCTTCGGTGCTCATGCCCGCCGATGCAAGGTAATACTCGGCGTCAGCAGCCTCTTGCGCGGAAAATACGGTGCCGGCCCCGGCTTCTCTGGCGGCAGCAGAGAGTGCATTTAGGCTTTCTTCGCCGCCCCCTGTGACGCTGGCAACGTTCGCCATAGACTGCTGGAATTCTGCTGCTGGCCCAACACAAGACTTGATGGCGAGTCCAACGCCGATCGCAGCCGCCCCGACTCCTAGGAGACCAATGCCCACCGGACCCAGCGCCGTTGCCAGAGTTCCGGCAGCCTGCCCCAACATCCCGAACTGGCCTGAGAGCCCCCCTACAATATCCCCACCGAGCTGTTTTCCAACATCGGCAAAGTTGCCACTTGCCAGTGAAGACTTGAGCCCGGCGGCCATGTTAGTGCCGGCCCCAGCCATCATGCCTTTGGCGGAACTGAGCCCACTCTCAAGGGGGCCAAGATCTGCCCCGATTTCCATGAACGCCGCGCCGAGTTTTTCTGAGACCATGTAGTGACTCCAAGTAATTGTAATATATCTTAAAATGTAATAGGGCGATCACTTGTCCGGCACGGGATGCCCCAACCGGCGGGCAGTAGAGATCGCCTTCGCTCGCAAACTTTTTTCGGGTTTCGCTGCTTCGCCCTGTGGGAATAGGTCGGAAAAACTTCTTGGATGTTCAGTGAATAGATTCGCAAGAACACATCTGGATATATCCCACGCTAAAATCTGTCGGCCCTTGGTGTCCGCCTCTTGCCGTTTCCGGTGGCGGTAGAGCAGAACCAGAAGGTCGTTCAATCCGAGGTTTTCGGCTTCGTCTGGGCGGAGACCGATTTCGAGGTACGCGATCCGACTTCGCCAGAGAGGATTTTGGCTTTCGTCTCTAGCCGCTTCATCGCAGCCTCGATCTGGGCCAGTGTCTCTGCGTGTCGCTCCATCTCCCTGATCTCGTCTGAGGTATTCCAACTCTCCCTCATTGAGGATGCATGAGAAGGGTCTTCCATCAGGGAGTATGATTCCAATATGTCCCTGGTGAGATCAAGCCTCGATCCTTCGTACTTTTCCAGCGCGTCGTCAACCTCATCGCCCTTGAGCCCAGTGGCCGCTTCGATCGCCATTCGGCCGATCGGCGCAAGTGTGACGTGACTCGCCAGGATGATCTGAGCAGGGAGGTATTTCTTGGTGATCTCGTTGTCCATCAGCCATTTGTTAGCTTTTGCCTCGAACTCTTCCACTCGTGCGAATGGCCATGCAAGCTCAATCGGTTCACCCATCTTTGCGGTTATGCTACGAATTCCGTTTGCTTTTGTCATGATTATCTCCCCCGAATCCGACAGGTCATATTATACCTATCGGAGTTTTAACGTGCCTTAAAAGTTAAAATAACGAACCTAAATAATAATGATTTGGTGAGAGTGAGGGAGGCCCTCCCGGAGATCTTAGAGGTCTCCGATCATGGGACACCAACCTCACGGTGTCTCGGTCACGTGCCAGAGCGGGTAGTTATGGCCGCTCACCTTCAGAGACGTGGACGCAGGTTTTGTTGGGTCGCCCGCCGCGCTCACACTATCAACGTAGCCGAGTCCGACGTACATCAGGCCGTTGTCATAATCTCGGTAGAATGCAAAGACTTGTTTCTCGCCTTTCATCCCGGCGAAGTCCAGCTCTGCAACACCGCCTGCCAAAGTGTACGGCCCTGAGTCGGCCACGACCCCTGCACCAGTCTCGCCTGTTGCCCGCATGAAATAGACTCCGAGGGCCTGCACGTCTGAGTCTGCATTTAGAGCAGCGATCACCTCATCGGCGGTCGAGATCGGATCTCCGGCATCGGTATCGAGATCAACCGTGATCGCGTTACCGACCACCCCCACCGACAAGGCGGCAGCATCGTTATCTTGGAGATCGAAGGTGATTGAGTTCCCTGCGACGCCTCCGTCTTTGTGAAGTGCTCGGATATGCGAGTTTGCGTTGCCTCCAGTCGATGAGACTTCGGCACATTTGGCGGCTATGAAAGCTTCCAGGGTCGCGTTCCAATCATCGAGTCCCGGAACCCGATCGCGGGCAGTTTTCCCGAGGTCGGTGACGTCATGCATCTCGGTTTTATCCTCAAACGACAAATTCATGCAGCCGAATATCTCGGTGGTGACGATGTACTTTCCAGTAGCGCATTGAATCACGTCGTCCGCGTTTACCGCCGCCGATAGGACGATGTACCCTGCGCCGTACCAAATCTCGGATGGCGTGATGGTCGCGAAATCTCCCACGCCTCCGGTCTGCTTCTCGAATACCGGCACCGCCGAATTGTTCATCATTCGTTTTGTGGAATCTGTGATGCGATAAACAGTATAGGCCGCATGGCCGCCCCACTTAGATGCGGAGAAGTCTACCGATTCCATCGCCTCATCGGAATAATCTTGGTCTGTGCCCGAGCCCCGATAGACCCGGACGTAAGACCCTGGCATAGGGCTCAGTGCCATATCGCAACCTCACGTCTCAGCAATGCCGCCGGAAACTGCAAAAGTCACGTCCATCTTCTGAACGTCGCCGGGGCCACCGGGGCGCTTGATGCTCTCAACGTAGGCCGAAAAGGTGAACGTCCGGGTCCCTTTCACGACTACATATGAGTAGAGCGTGTGCGCAGGCTTTGCGGCTCTAATCTTGTCTTGCCCGGTGTCGGCGTCATCCTCTATGAATGAGGCAGTCACGGTGCCATCGTTCAACCCGGGATATCTCGCCCTCGCGGTGTCCGCGTCACAGGTGATATCCTGCATCTCGACCTTATCGTCAACATCACACGAAATACAACCCAACGTAGTTGTGTTTGTGTCAGTGTTAAAATCGAGTGTCGCTAAACCATCTGGTGCTAATACCATTTCATAACCACCTCTATATATATCAATCTGCTATGCATCTAATCACTCTAAAATCTACCACGAACACATGGCGGCCATTGTCATCGACGTAATGATATGGGTGGCCGCCTTCCCAGATCATCGCCACGCTGTGGCCGAATGCCGTCATCTTGTGGAGCGCGTCACGAATATCCAGGGCGTCAGTTTGCGCCGTCTCCAGCGATGCCCGACGAACCTGGATCTGAACTCTTGGTTTCGCAACGTCGCCACCCGAGACGATTACGTCCGAGCCACCCGCCGGAAAGATAGCAATCTGCGAGGCGCTGGACTCATCGAATCCGTACGCCCTGATATTTGAATATCCGGCAGCAGTGAGCGCGTCGGCAACGTCCTTGACGACCGGATTCATGGACATCTCAAACCCCCTGAAAGATAAGCTAACGCGCATATGGTGTTGATAATCAAAAATAAAAAAGCTATAACATATTTTCTGTTTTGTCCGACAAATACCCAGCGGACGGCACACCACGACAACTTAAAGACGAAAATGTACTCATCTTGCTCTTTGTTATGAGCGTTGAGATCGTCGAGCCGATCCAAAACCAACGGCATGATTTGCGCGAGACCCCACATGAGCCGCTTTACCTCTTCGTCATCCATATCATGGGGCGATGACGCAGCCTCCAGAATCTCACGAGCGGCGTGTGTCATCCTCGAAGCCGCCTATCTGACTCGACTCAGCGCCCCCATGATGAGGCCAACAACGAGACGACCCGCCCCCGAATCTTGGACGTCGTCAATTATATTGTCGATCTCCTCTGCATCGATCTTGTCATCTTCGAGCACGTCCGAAAGTCGAGATAGCGCCATCCCCGCCACGCCGATGACCTGCTTGAATCCCTCGTATGCGGTCGGATTCGCTATCTGAACTGCCCGGATTGCCTTTCCGATCCCCATTGCCGCTATGATTGAGAGACTCATTTTAATACTTTCCCAGTTTTACGGGCTCGACTTTCTTTGCCTTCTCGTCTTGGAAGTCGACCTCTGCTTGACCGAACTTCTCGACCGCATCCGCTCGAGTATACTTCTCACCCGCAGGCCCGATGTACATGACGGCGCCGTTCCTCATTCGGGTGGATCCAACGAGCAGTCCCGCCTCTGGTCCGGTGAACGGGATGCAGCCGAGCCCACCGTCTTCTGTCCCTACGATCTCCAGCGTCGCCCCACATTCGGGGCATTCCACAGTTTTCTTTTCATCTTCTGGCATTTGGCTCACCTCACATTTTCTTCAAGTGTTTCTGTACATACTTTTCCAACTCGGGCGAGAGTTGCTCGACCGGATCGACTATGAAATGACTTTTTCCGGTCGTGTGATTAAAATCGGCCCTCTGATGCTGAATGTAGATATAGTCTTTCGCAGGGCCGCCACCGCCTATGATAACGACGTTTCGCTCGTCGTCCCGTTTGACGTCCAGGGAATCTCTCATGGTGCCACCGTAGTGAGGATCAACTGGACATTGCATCTTGCACTCGGTCAGCACCTCTGCGGTTGCCCACTCCTCGACACCATCAAGTGCAGCGGACCGCGCCCGATCGATGATAGATCCGGCAGCCCATTCGGTTATCTTCATGTGTACACCACCGTGCTATACGCGTTCCCTCGGTCATCAACTCTGGCATCTACCCGGAGCAGTGGGGGCGATTCTCCATCGTAAGTCACCTGGTCAGTATCGCCCACAGTCACCGACCCATCCAAAAAGATCTGGCAATGGGAGACGGCCTCCTCCCCGTTCTTATCTCGGATGTTGACGACCTCTTGTTCAACGTAACACGAATACTCGGTCGCTTCACCGTAAGTCGGGCCGTATAGCCCATTTGAGTCAACGGCGGCGATAGACACCGATTGGGCCATCTCGTCCCG